TCAGCCGAATAGACTTTGTTGACAGGCCTGTTCTTGATGATAAGGATCTGCCGCTGGATCTGTACTGTACATACAGCAGAAATCAGATTCTGGTTGCCTTTGACTATTACAATGTAGGTAATATGCGTGAAGGCGTGAAGTATTTTGATGACTGTAAAACGGATATCTTTCTGGTGACTTTTAACAAGAGTGACAGGGACTACTCACCTACAACCATGTACAAGGACTATTCCATAAACGAGAATCTCTTTCACTGGCAGAGTCAGAGTACTACAGGCGATACCAGCGCAACAGGTATGAGGTATATTAATCATGCCGCCACGGGAAACACGATACTTCTCTTTGTGAGGGAAAGAAAAAATACGGCTGTCAGCGGATTTACCGAAAGCTATACATTCCTTGGAAAAGCAAATTACGTATCGCATACCGGCAATAAACCAATGAGCATCATATGGAGACTTGAAGATCCTATTCCTTCGAAATTCCTGAAAAAGACCAGTAAACTTCTTGTCGGTTAAAGGCATGGACGGTTAGAAATGAACTGCCCGGGAGCGTTTTAGAAGTGAATGATAAAACAGCAGGATATAATCGCAGCTGCAGTTGTTATATTCACCTTGAAATTTAGTTCTTTATGAACCTAAAAATTTGACAGTTATAGACTTATGTCCGCAAGAAAAGAAAAATTACTGGAAGAAAACGATAAATAGGTATAATCTCTAGGTGTCAACTTTAATTCGTTTAGGTGGTCAACTTTTACGATCGTTTAACATCTGTATCTCGTGATGAACTTTCCCAGACGTTCTCCCATATCCAGCAATCTAAACTCAGACCATAAGTCCATTAGGCCGTTTGATGATGGAGTGCCGGTAAGTCCGACAATACGCTTAACCTTTGGACGAACTTTCATGAGTGCCCTAAAGCGTTTGGTGGTGTGGTTCTTGAAGGAGGAAAGCTCATCAACTACCACCATGTCGTAGTTAAAATTACCGCTTTCAACCAACCACTGGACGTTCTCCCGGTTGATAATGGTAATGTCTGCGTTCATGGCCAGTGCAGCTCTGCGCTCAGTCAAAGTTCCTACAGCTACTGCATAGGTGAGATGTTTTAAGTGCTCCCACTTGCCAATTTCCATAGGCCATGAGTCTCTAGCTACTCTGAGAGGCCCAATTATTAAAACCTTATGTACATCAAAGGAATCAAACATCAGGTCAGCAATGGCGGTGAGGGAAATGATCGTTTTCCCGAGGCCCATGGATAAGAATACGGCAGTAACCGGGTTTTTCTTGATGTACTCAATGGCATAGTTCTGGTAATCATGAGGTTTAAAGTTCATTCAGCACCTCGTCAATCTGTTCAATTCCGTCAATCACATACACTTTAAAGCCTAAGCTCATCAGCATACGGTGCCTTGCAAGCTGAAGAGGTCTAGGTTTCATACCAGGGGCTTTAAGCTCTGCAAAGGCAAATACACCACCGGGAAGAAGCACCAGTCGGTCAGGCATACCTGCCATACCGGGAGATACGAATTTGGGTGCAATGCCTCCCTTGGTTTTAACTGTTCTCACCAGTTTCTTTTCGATTTCTGTTTCTTTCATAATCAAATCCTTAGGAACAACAAGCACAAAAAATCCTATTACGCGCGTATATATGCGTTTACGCGGGTACGCTCACGCTATTTATATAAAAATACTTATTTATTTGTGCTATATAGAAATTCTTGTTCTCTTGTTGCAACTTGTACCGTTATGTCCTTATTTGAAAGGACTTTGAAGAGGAACAGGTAACAACATGATCTGTTCCTCTTGTACTTGTTCTAGGGGGGCTACGATTTACGCCGGTAAATTCGCTGCTTTCCGTAGATCGGACTTCTGGTAAATTTGGCAGTTCTTTCTCAGTCACTCAGGCGGGCCATGATTGCGCCAATGGCGTAACTGTCGGCAGATTTGATATCCTCCTTTGGCTTGCCAAAGCACTCACACCATATTTCAATATTGGTTACGGTCTGTCGTTGCTCTGTACCCTTTGCACTGAGAGGTCCTTGCGGATCCTGAATGAAATTCCGTCGCTGATGAAGCTCCATCGTTTCCCAGTTTTTAGGCAGGAGAATCTCAAGGTATCGGGTAACCAAGCCTTCAAGGTCGTCCTGCTCCATGGCTTCACGTTGTTCAACCTGGGCGTAGGCCTCCAACTCTCGCGGTAAAAATAACGGCTCATCTCTGGCTATCAGACTGACCTCAGCCCAGATTTGGTCGACGAGCTCTTTGGTCATATCCCAGGGCTTGAACTTACTGTAGCCACTTACCTTCACATTCCAGAATCTGCGGTTACCGGTGATATCCCTTAAGTAGCCGTTTTCACTGTTGGTGGTCCCGAAAAAGACACATTGCCTTGGATGAGGAGTAACACGACGTCCGAAGGAGGCCCGGTACTTATCATCACGTCGGGAGACAAACGCCTTAACCTTATCCAGATCGGCTTTTTTCATACCGGCAAGTTCACTGATTTCGTGGATCCAATAACCCTGAAGCTTTTCGGCAGCTGTCTTATCATTCATATCCGAAAGAGCCAGACTGTCGGAAAACCACTCCATGCCAATATTGGCAATGAAGGTGGATTTACCAATACCCTGAGCACCATTGAAGACAGGGATATTGTCAAACTTGATCCCCGGGACATACACCCTCATATAGGCTGCGCATAAGGTTTTACGGCATACTGCCCGGATGTAGGCGTTGTCTTCCGCACCGAGGTAATCAATAAACAGCGTATCGACACGCTTGGTGCCATCCCACTCCGGCAGACTCTCAAAATACTGCTTAATCGGGTGGTAGCTTCTGTCATCGGCGACCTTGGTTACCGCTATGTCAAAGTTCCTTTGAGAGAACGTGCCATAGTGGTCTTCTATGTAGCAGATAAGCTGTGCATCATCAGCGTCACGCCAAAACTTGGCTGGATGCTGCCAAGGTACTGCTCCTTTGATTTCCATACCGTCAGCCAGCTTATTGAAGACAATGTCTTTCAGGTTCGGATCGTTCTCAAGAATCAGTCTTAGGTTATAGGTGGAGTTCTGAAGCTCGGTACTGCGGGGCTTGTATTTAAGCTGCTTTTTCCAGTCTGAATCGTCGCTGAAATCCTGCTCTGCCTCAGACAAACGTTCATTGGCTGCCTGTAGCTTTACGTCATCAAGCTGCATGGCAAAGTCGCACATAGCCTTAAAGGATTCCTTCTCATCCATGTCTCCGAACCGATGAACCCTGACAATATCAAAGGCATTGCGGAGCTTCAGGTAGGCCGGATCTTTAGCATGGTGGGAATACACGAATTTGTCATCCTGAATTACCACGCCGGCCATACTGCCGGATTCTATGAAATGCCAGCGGTTATTATTTTCAGTAGGCTCATAGACGTCTGAGAGAATAGTTTCCAGGGCTTTGGAAACAGGAAAATACACTCTGTTAAAGAGTCCCACAACGCCATCCTTTGTAAGAGGATCCTGAACCTTCTTATCGGATATCTGATTAGCCTTGCTTTCGCGGGATGATGTTGGCAGTCGAGTTGGATCTGTCCATTCCGGATGAGAGCAGAGCAGTGTATCCGGATTCAGCCATTCCTTTTCAGCTTCCTTAAAAATATAAATACCGTTACTCGGTGTAGACGGCCAGTACATCAGCTGATTCGGCTGATAGGAGCATTCATCGAAAAAGTCGATACCGAGTTCCTGCGCCAGATATCTGGATACTGCCACAAATTCCTCCGGGGGCACGTCACGAGTTAATGGAAACAGCAGTCGTGCTCTTGGATTATCAGGAGTGTGGCTGTGGGTGGTGTAGAGGCACGATGTATAAGGCGTTCTGGTCTCAAAGTTTTCCAGTATTTCCTTATCGATACGATCTCCGTCCAACGTAATCATAGACCTGAATTCAACCGTTTCAACCTTACGTCTGCCATCGGCGAGAACGCCGGCAACAAAACCACCATGGTCCTTGGCAGCGTCTCTCTGAGCCTTAGACATTCTGGCGTATTCTTCGGCTGATTCCGTGGTGTGGGTAGTTGTTCTCAGTCGATTCTTCAAATCAGTGTATCTGATAGTTTTATTAACCCAGGTTTTGGCCTGACGGCAGTTGCCGTAGGCGATTGCCAAATCTCTCATTAAAGTCCTCCTTTTTCACCAAATTCAAATCTTTTCTGTCTGGCGGCTCTGTAAGCCTTCTCCGTAGCTTCTTCATCCATTTGACTTAAGTAGGAATAGTCAGCACCGAACAGATTAAATGTTCCGCTTTCATCTACTCCTGGGTACGCACCGAAATTATCACTATCGATGGTCTCAAAGTTATAAAACTCAGGCCATCCCGGTTTATTGCCTCTAGAAGCACAATCCATGCTGTCTATGAGTTCATCAACATTAACCCCATTAGGGATGTTGCCGACAACTAAAATGCCTCCTCCTTGCGCGTGAAATCGATTGATTTTTTCTGCATCTCTATCATTCATCTGGCCTTTAACTTCTACGTAAATGCAGCGATTCTCAGCCTTCGAACTGTGGTTCAAAGTTACTCCGTGCAACCTGAAGTCTGGGAGATATTTGATTCCGTCTCCTAAATCGAAGCCTTCTGGTTCGTATTCCCACTCAACCCCGCAGGAGTCAAAGAAAACGGCCCATCGGGCTTCTAGTCTTGAACGGAAACGGTATCCTTTGTATTCTGTTTCAATAGGTTTTAAATTAGTCATATTTCTTTACCTCATTCATAAAACTGTCAAAATAACGAATCGGCTGTCTGCGTCTCTTGGCCACGTTAAATTCAGCCTTCAGCCCAGCGGTAATGGTGTCACCGAATACCCAAAGCTTGTTGCACTTACCCAAAAGGACAGAACTGATGTGTGTCTTAAGATCTTCATCCTGGACTGCTGTCATAATCGATAGTGGGGACAGCGGAATTTGCCCTTGCTTTAAAGCAAAGCGGCAGTATTGCTCGGTGTCACCTGTGCCGCTGTTACACAGGTACACGATTGGTCTAAAAGTTTTTGTCATAAAAAATCCTTAATTAGTAAATAGTGGGGTGCCCTGCCCCCACATCTATTAGCCACGGGAAAGAGTTAAATCTGACGTTTTTCGAGAATTTCTTTTAATTTTTTTTCGGCGCGTTTCCGTTTCTGGGAGAGGTTGTTCTCGGATTCACCGATCCTGTCTGCATAGTCACGTATGCTTTCGCCATCAATGTTTACGGCAATAACTAGTTCAGCCCATTCCGGTTTAAGGCATTCCCTAATCAGACGACATACACTTGCGTATCTTTCCTCAGCATCGAGTTCCTCCTCGGGGTTATAGAAAGGAGACAAAAAATGTTCACCGCTGACATCAACGTTATAATCGCTGTGTTGGTCGAACGTATGCCAGTTGTTGTAGTCAGGACGGTTGAACTGCTTCTCAAAAGCCTCCTGAATGCTTTTCTCATCCTTCCCGAGATCTTCATCCTCCACGGAAAGAGCCACCCAGAGCGCTTCTGTTGCTGCATCATCCAGACTGATGGTCTGGTACCCATTTTCGTAACTAATCTTAAGTTCCAATTTACAATCCTTAGTCCTTTGGCGCCTTATGGACAATGAAATTAAAAAATTACCGGTACCGTTTCCGGTACTTTCCATTACGAATTCAAGATTGAATTTGTGATCAATCTCGGTGAATTTCGATAGTAGAATTGTACATTTTGGGGTAAGATATATTCCAATATTACATTTACATGTTTAATTAGAATATTTATGACAATATGGAATAACAGTATGACAAACGGTAATACAGATATGAAAAATCATAATTTCAATATTCTAAAAAAGAATATTGATACTTTAAGAAAAAATAGGGGATGGACCCAGGAAGAACTCGGACAAAAAATAGGTATGCAACAGTCAAATGTCTGTAAGCATTTAAAAGAAGGTGGTGGTTTTACTTTAGAGCAGGTTTGCAGGTTGGCAGATGTTTTTGAAACGTCTGTAGATGAATTACTAGGAAGAGAGAAAAAAGCAAAAGATTATTCAATTAAAGATATTTGCAAATTCATTGTGGATTTAATATCTTCCGACGTTATTACTACGTTTAGATACGAAAAGAATGAAAATGTGTGGGAGCAAGATAACCCTGAATATTCTCCTGAACATTCAAATAAAACCAAAGTTTTTAAATATGATGCCTTTTACTTTTCGACTTACGAGCAAATACCGGACTATTTAGATGAATATGCTGTAGATAATAAACTTGACGAATTTAGATATACTGGAAATTATGTAAGAAAGAATGCAAAAATTAATAATTTTTTGTATAAATTTATAGATACCAGAAAGAAGTATCTAAGAGGAATTATTTCAGAAGAAGAATATAAAGCTATTACAGAGCTTTATATTAAAAATATAGATAACGATCAAAATGATTGATTATAAAAAAGCTATTTAAATTCGTTAAATATCCTATGGGCTAAACGTTAACCCATAGGATAAATTATGCTTCGAAAAACTTTAGTTGAGAAATTCCGACATCTGACCGTATCCACTCACGTAGGCACATTTTTGTGCTCTGGTTAAAGCTACATACAGTAGACATTTTTCAGCCGTGAGTCTTTCCTGGGTACTTACTGAATCTGTATACTCGACAGCTGATGCTAAAGGGATAATCCGTTTATTGGCTGCGACAATAAAGATATACTGAAATTCCAACCCTTTAACGCGATGCATGGTGGCAACGCGGATGCCGTCAAGACCACGGTCATCAGCTCTGTTGCCCTTGATCTCATAGCAACGAATTCCATTTGAAGTGAATTGAGAAATATAATCGTCAAGTAGTTTGTGGGTCCTTGCCACAACACAGATATTCTTCGCAGCGACTCCACTGTCAATCAATCCTTTAATTTCCTTAAGAACATAATCAAATTCCTCGTTGGCATTGGTGAATCGATTAACTTCCGGAGCTTGACCATGAGTCAGAGACTGACAGCGGTCTCCTGTATCAAACTCATCATCAAGGTCATCAAAAGAAATACCGTTCAAAAGTGCAAAGGCAGCCTTCCTAATTTCCTCAGTGGTACGGTAATTAATGCGAAGAATACTACTGCGTCCACGGACATTAATTCCCCCCTTGGAAAGAGATGCCTTGTTTTTATATATGCGTTGATGAGCATCTCCAACAATAAAAATATCATTCTCATGCTCATCACCGGCAATGGCACGCAGAAGTCTGAAACCATTAACGCTTAAATCCTGACCTTCATCAACAATCACATGCTTGTATCTAGTCTCGGAATTAGACTTTAATAAAAGCATTCGACATTCGTACATGGCCGTATTTATATCCCGAACCTGACGCTCTTTCATTATGTTCTGGTATGCTTCAAACACCTTCCAGATCTGCATGCGAGTCTTCCTGTCTAGTCTGACGCCTCGTCCTGTTCTTGTGGCTTTGATGTATTTTTCAAGAGAGAAAGCCTCCTGAGCCACAACAACTCTGGTGTATTCATCCTCATAAAAGCTAACAGGAAATTCGTCACTAACGTCATTAATAGCCACGGCATCTTCCCAAATTTTTGTAATTTTTTCGTCGTATGCAATCTCAGCTGGGTAGCCATGTTCACGAAGGAACTGGACAACCCAGGCATCGAGGTTGATGACATCTATTCTTCGAAGTTCGTCTAGCGTGCAAATTTTTCGAAGATTATCTTTTATGTCTGAGGCAAGGTTAGCCGTATATGTTGTGAAAAGAATACGCTCCTTATCTTTTAAACATGTTGCCAATTGTTTTGCACGATGCATTGCTACTACCGTTTTCCCTGTGCCAGCACCTCCAAGAACACGGGCTGCCCCAGAGTAACTTTTCTTAACAATTTTCCGCTGAGTAGGATGCAGGAAAACACGCCATTTCTCCAACGGCTCCGCCATAATTCGTCGCAGTTCATCTTCTCCATCAACAACCACAAACGACTTCAATGTTTCTGGGCTGTCAAGAGCATCTGCAAAACTGTCTGATACATTGATTTCTTCATGCTTAACCAGTGTCTTAACTTCATCCAGTGGGAAGCCTTCTGCGATCCATGAAAGGGCTTCAAAAGAGTCTGCAGGAAAGATGTTCTTCTTAGAATAAAATTCCTGTGCGTCTACGATAGTTCTTGCGAACGGAATCAACTCTTCCGGCAGGCCAAGTTCCACCAGGTCTTTATCGGATATTTCAGAAAACAAGCAAAAGTCCTGTGCTGCAGGAATAACCTCAGGTGCGATGACCATATCGTAAATCTGGATCGCACCAGTCTTTGGATTGATTTCACACTTTTTATTCTTAGCCCAAGCATATGCTTCGTCATGATGATCTACCCACAGGAGCAGATAAACTCCAGTCTCTTGCTGCCTTACTACAATACCTCTGTATGTGTTATCGATTCGCACTGAGCAGATTTTCTTATCCCGACAGGCATTCAGTTTCTCATAATTGATCCCAGGGGAATTCGGATCGTTACGGAACTTGTTCATAAACTCAGTAACTTTCCCCTGAATTTGTCTTGGTAAAGCAGCAAAGGCCGTCAAAAAGTCAGCAGAAATTGCGACCTTAGTTGTGTTCTCTGACATGTATTACAACCTCATTGAAAATTGTGTCGATCTCATCAGTATTGATAAATATTTTCCATCCGGCATTCTCTGCCTTTTCACGGTCTACCATCTGTGCCTCTGTCATGAATCCTATTTTGAGTTTTATCCATGCCAGCTCAACTTCTGCGATGACTTCTCCTGAATCATCAGCTAACTCATATCCCGCTTTTTCAGGAGCTATAATGCCTTTTTCTTCAAGTGCATCGGCAATTTTTACTACAGTATCATCAAAGAGCATCTTACGGATTTCATCCCAGCCTTCCTCTGGTTCTTCAGAAGGAGCTGTATCCTCTGCGACAGTGTCAGTCTGCCCATACGGCAATGGTATATATGCATGGTTATCCAAACCAGTGCTGCATACGGCAACAAAGCTTTTGCTAAATTGCATCACATTAAAAAACTGCCAGAAGCCATTCCATTCCTGTTCGTATTTATCCGTTCTACTGTCTGCTCGGTCATCAAGCAATGCAAGAACAGTCACCGGCGAATTTTTATCTACCTTCATTCTTGACGCCAAAATTCCGGCATAAACATAGAAGTGAGAGTCAGAACTTCTCGGAACCCAAGTTCCGAAGAACGTTCCCGGTTGGACAAATTCTTCTTCAGTGAAATGAACTTGACTATTTGCTCTGCACACAGCATCATTCCAATCAACAAAAGCAAGGCTGTTAGCCGCCTTGGATGGTTCCAAAAGGGAGAGTGAATATGCTCGAGCCTGTTTCTCAAACAAATCCTGTGCGTCGTCCATGTCCAAATATCGCATAAGTAGTTCAAATGTAGACATTTTTCCTGGCTTCAGAACATCAGCTTTACCAACGGTTGGTTGATACATCTTTGCACCAGACGGCATTTTTTCGTGGGCAAGAGTCCGTGTGGCATAGTCGCCCTGTGTCTGGAAAACAGACTGAACGTCGCGCCAACTTAAAGACCATACACGGTATCTTCCGCTTCTGCGAATTGCCTCTCTCTTTAAGGTATCATCCGCAACCTTGTCTTTATGGTAGATAAAGCCATCCGTGAAAATAGCTATAGGCAACTTATCCGAGCGTCCTATTTGCCGAATAATAAAGTCGGGTTTACTCTGTATAGAGACTCCTTGTAAAGGTCCCAGTGTCACTTGTGGCTCAATCTCCCATGAGGCTCCATTCACCTTAAGGATGTAGCCTTCCTTATCATTAACCAGTGACTTGGATATCTCAACTTTGCGGTTCTCGTTACCCATTTGGGCAATTGCCTCTATAAAGCGTCTTTCTAGCTCACTATCAAATAATGAGTTTACAGGAATGTTGCCAAGTTTTTCTATTTTGGCCAAATTATCCTTACCGCTTAAAATAGATTTCAATATGCGGATGGCCGTGCTACGTGAAATATTACCTATGTTCTGGCTCTGCCGGTAAGCATACAGGCAATGATAGCAGCCATCTTTTTGCGGATCTTCCTTACATGAACATTGCTCCAATTTCTGAAGGGCTCGTTCAAAAATATCGATAAGCGAACCTTGTTCATTCATAAGCTGCTTCAGATAGCCTGTACCGCCCGGAACGGAATCATAAATCACAAGATACTGCTTTCTATAGTCTGCGTCCGGCACAGGAACTTCGCTAACGGTTGCCCTGAGATGATCCACATTACCAAAATACTCCTTCATACCCAACATGAAGGCTGCAGTAAAGGATTCAGTTCTTACGGTTGAGGAATCCATCGTTGTTGCCGGGATAAGAATACGCAATGCCTCTGTTGCAAATTCCCTGTATAGGAATAAACACTCTTCAAATGGATCGTTATTAAATGCCTGCATCTTTCTTGTTTTACAATAGAAAGTATGGATACTTTTTCCTTGTTCAGGCTGGATTTTTCCGCAGTATTTGCAAATCTTAAATCCTTTACGAACATCCTCAACACCGGATACTGTCAGTTTCTCACCAACTACATCACTTTCACCGAAGTTTATTTCACGGAGAGTCGCTTTCTTGACAAATTCATATCCGAATGAAAATTCCTCATTGTCCATTTGATAGGCACTGGAAATGTCATGATCTTCATCCACATCCACCAGTAGCTGTTTGCAATAAAACACATTAGAACGGTCATCATTATCATCGGAAATAAGGCTTTTAGTGTAGTCCATGTTGGAATAAACCATCTGTACCTTTAGCATATTCCGAACCTGTCCTGCATCCGCCCATGCTGGGCTTCCACATCGCGGACAACATGATGTATTCTTTCCCGCCTCCTCAATTTGGGCATGAGAGCAGTTTGGACATAGTCTCCATTTTGCCGATTGCGCACTGGTAAGGTCTACCTGGTCAACTGTAAGTTTTCTGCCATCAACATAAAAACTGTTGTTTGGCGCAAATTCGCTGATTGCGGCAGAAGCAGACCGGCTATACTCGTATACTGATTTTTTATACTTGTTTTTAGTTTGCTGTTTCTCTGTTTCATCATCCTTGCGGTACAGTACTGCTTTTAAGACAATACCAGACTCAGGGAATGCATAGTTTGGTAAAAGGCCTTCATCTGACAGGAAGTTGAAGATATCTTTCTTATTGATTTCCTTTACAACATTGAGAAGAGCTGTTTGTTCTGCCTTTAGTTCTTTTATTTCTTCATCATAGGAACTATCCTTTGGCTTTGCCTCCAGTTCCTTTACCATATCCTTTAGTTGTTTAATGCTTTGCGTTAAGGAATCCTTTTGATTCTTTAACGAGTTGAAGGCCTCTAATATTCGCATATGCATCGGGCTTTCTTTTAGCTTGTCACCCTGTGCAAATGTCTTGAGTTCATTTCTCGCAGTATCATCGAGGAACTGTGCAAAAAGTTGTATAAATGAGTTGAGCAGATGTGAAAGATTGTTTTGAGCATAATTTAAAAAATTAAAAGGGAATACATCAACAGGATGCTTTTCCAACTTTCCAAGAACAAAGCTAACATTCTTAGGAATGGACTGCTCTGTGGCTACGCGTTTTACCCAGGAATCCATACAGTACGCTACAAACTGACGTTCTAATACTGCTGAAGCTTTCAAAAAAATCTTTGGCGGAACTACGCTGCCTTCCATCATATCCAGTGGATCGGCATAGAAATATAAATCGTGCGGTTTGGCAGCAGCAACAGCCAATGTCAAGGCATTGCCATCTTTACGACCAGCACGTCCAGTACGTTGCAAAAACTGAGACTGAGCAGGAGGCATGCTACAAAGGATGACAGTGGAAAGGTCTCCGATATCAATCCCCATTTCCAGCGTTGGAGTACACGATAATACATTTGGATCCCAAATCTGCATGGTGTCTTTTTTGCGTTTGAAATCAAATTCTAGAGACTCTCTGTCATCACGTTCCAAAAGCCCTGTATGTTCTCTTGCATTGATGCGAACAATATCTCCTGAAGAGAATAATTTACCATAGTAACCAAGACACGACGATTCGTCTTGAACAAAGCTGCCGGCACAAGTATTCCGAATGCATGAGGATTTTTCCCAGAACTCTTTGTTTTCTGCTGAAACTACATGAGTGGTACCGCAGGTATCGCACTTCATAAAGATAACATTATCGGATATGAAAACATTATTCTTATCAAGAGCATAAACTGTGTATCCCGCCGTAGCAGGGATGCTTACTACAATGCCATCCTTTACTAATTCCTCAAGGATGATCCTGCTGATTACAGTATATGTGGAAGTCTCAATAATTATCTCGTCACAGCATGCCGCAATCCAATCTGTATATTTCCTTTCGGCAATAGTATCAAAGTTAGGATTCTTTTTGCTTTGGTCTTCAGAACGATAAATGAACCGAGGGGTATTTCTTCCTGACTTACGCCCAGGCATCCAACTGATTCGGTCGTTGGAAATCAGATAAGTGTTGCCATTTTCTTTCCAAAAAAGTGAAAACGCTTCATTATCGGCAAAGGCTCCGTTCTGCGCCATGATTTTTAGGTATCCAGCTACCATGTGCACATACCGTTCAGCTCCTGTGTGACCAAGCCCGCCAAGTTCGTTAATGACTCGCTCATGGACAAGGTCTGCAACCTTAAGAACTGTGTCTGAAGGGAATGATAGACAGGAACAACCTGATTTCTCAAGTGTGCGGCCAATACGGCTGGAGAGACCATACTCCAACATGATTTCATATGAAATACGTTTTTCGATATCATCCATCAGTTTTTTGGATCTGGCATCTCTTCCAAATTTACGCTTTTTGAGCATGTCTTCATAGGCACTCATCCATGTCATATTTGGGGCAATGAAGAAACTTACAAAACTTTCGTCATTAAGCTGTTCATGCCAATATTTGATAAAACCTTTAGAGAAATCAGCAAGAGATAGATTTGCTCCGCCATTTTGAACATATCGTTGAATGGCAGTCTTAAAACCAAACCGCCAGGTACGGGCATTAAAGAATCCAGCCCTGTGAGCAGCATCCTGGACGTTATCAGAAAATGCCAGAGTTTTTTTATCATCATTAAACTTGGACGCAAAGAGCAAAGATAGTTCTGTACTGATCTCTGTGGCACTACGTAGTCCCATAATCGAAAGACCTCGCTTCGAACCACAGAAAGGACAAACAAACTGTTTATTGCTTTTTGAACCAGTTGTTTGTATCGGACTAGGTAGAATTACATCTACCATATTGGTGCCACAACTGTCACAGGTTGATGGTGAATCTTTACCTAATTTTAATTGCAAGCAACTAGGGCATATACGTCCTGCAACCATTCCAGAGGGAGCGTTGTCATGTGCATGTGGAAACATCATGACAATCTTATCGTCTGTCTTAAAGAAAAGGTTATAGAAGGACTCTAAGCTATTAATTGTTGCATTCATTTGCTCGTTAAGAATCGAGGTCCAGCCAGTTGCACCGCAATCTCTACAGTTAACTACAGGAAGGTATTGTTTAGCCTGTTGGCTATTTAGATCATGAGCTATAGAATACGTAACCTCACTGCCGGATACCTTGGCAACCAGACGTCGTAACTCCCGTATCCAAAGTTGCACTTGGACATTTAGAAACGGACGAAGGCTGTTCGGCTTTCCCGATCTGGCGTGAGAAATAAGAGCAAGCAATGCATTTATTGCAGTCTCGGCATTTCCCATTTTCTTAAGGTCTGGATAATTGATTTCCAGTTTCTCTATGATAGTACTAACTTGATGGTATTTGCCTTTTATCAAGGTAATCATTGCCTGCATAAAACTGTGATGCATCAGATGCTTACCAAGAGCAATTCGTCCTTCTGGTGAGATAACGTCAACATCATTTAGATTTGTCCATGCTGATGTGGCTTCTCTAAGATAGGCTTCTTCATTATCCTGTTCCACCAGTTCCGAAAGTTTAGCAATCTGTTCTGCTGACGGTATGGTAAAGTCAGTTATATCCTGCCCCTTAAAGAATTCATCAGGAGAAAGACGATCTTCAGTTACAATGGACTCTTCTTCAAAAGGCTCACCAAAAATTTCCTCAGCGTATTGAAGGATACTTTTACCATTATCCTTTGAGCCCATGGTAGCTGAAGTACCGATGCAACATAGATATCCTCCTGGTGTCCATAAGCGGGATTTCAACCTGCGGAGCAAGCATGCAAGGTCGGTACCTTGGGCACCGTCAAAGGTATGCAGTTCATCAACTGCGATATATTTCATTGTATCTGGATTGTTCTTTTTCCATAGTGCTGCGTCTTTTGGGCGTACAAGTAAATAATCTAGCATCTTGTAATTGGTGAGGAGAATATCCGGAGGATTGCCGAGCATCGTCTCATGGTCGGTGATGACATTATCCTCACTCATCATACGACTTGGATTCTGTTGAAGTCCACCCACATACATACCTGCAGTCACATTGCCCTTGAGTTCTGGGCTAGACCATATCAGTTCTGCGATTCTCTTTGCCTGGTCAGTCGCCAAAGCATTCATCGGATAAATAATGAGCGCCTTAACCCCTTGTTCTCCTCGGTGTCGATAGCAATACTCCAATATCGGATACAGGAAACACTCCGTTTTACCGGAACCTGTGCCAGTTGCAATCAATGTCGATCTGCCGTCATCTCCTGTGAGTCTGTTAAATGCGGTCTGCTGATGAACATAGGGAAGGTACGCAGGATGAATGGATTTAAAACATGTCGGCATCGTCTCAGCAACACGAAAAGGAAGCCGAACGGAAACATAAGGTTCATGATAAACAGAGTCCTTAGTTTGCAGCATATTGCGAATTGATCCTTTAAAAGGCGCATTTGACATCGGAAATGATGTTTCAATATAGTTTCTGATGCCTTTCTCTAATTGCTTAGCAAGTATGGATGGTAGCATTGTGCCAATCCTCCTTTGTTTTTATTCTTTCCTACAGGTCTACTCGTGTTTTCCATACTTTTCTTCAAAGAACTTCCAAGCAGTCTCATAGTCCTTTATACGATCACAACGATCAAAAGGTGCAACGTACTCAATGGTGCGTTCTATGGGGCCACCTGGCATGGTATCATCAGTAATGGAGCGATAGAACTTCTGACCTGCTGTGGCTCTCTTAACGGTATTTTCCCATTCCTTGCGGTCAAAACCCACCCCTGTTAAACTACGATTATTAGTAAACACGATTCGACCATTTACATCATACCAAGTGTCTGCCTCGTAAGATTGAAGTACAGGGAATTGGATTCTGTAAATGATTTTAAGTTGCTCTAGTGTCATTCCTAATGCCATTGCAACTAGAACATCCAATTCAACTAGTGCTTGCCTTCTTTCAAAATCGCTTCGTAAAGGTATTTCCCATTTCCATTCTTTGGACAACTTAGAAAAATCTTTCTTTAGCCGAATATTCTCCTTTGACCATGATGATGATAAATAATCTTCATTCCATTCTTTACACCATAAATCGGCGTAGAATTGAGTTAAACAATTTAGAAGTAATGCCCGTAATTTAATTTGATTATTCATTTTTGATTTTGGGATAGGAAACAATCTAACAGTCCCAAAATATACATCAGTTTTTCCTATACATTTCACTAAAAAATCATATGGTACACTAGCTTCACATCCTGCCAAAAGTGACAAATCGTCTAAAGATTTCGGCGTCACAGAAAAAATAGTGTTTACATGTGAAAACCCTTTAGGAAAAATTGCTCCTGCAAAAGACCTTTCCGATGTACATCCAACCATTCTCCTATGAACAAGTCGATATTGGTTCAAATAGTTCCCCCAAGGCATTGATGGAGCTCTGTTGTAGAACTCGTTCATATTGCAATTTGGTGTATATTTCACCCTAATCAAATAGTCTGCCGATATTTGAAGCAAATCTATGGGGTCATAATCACTATTAACTCGGTAGTTTTTTCTAGTTGTCTTAAAATAGGGATTAGCAACTCCAATATGAGCGCCAGAATAGATGGTACTCTCCTCTGTTTCTGGGTATTTTACATCGTATGCAATAGTACCATCTTGCTGTGCATTCGTTTCATGCCAACAAGGAGAAGAATACACTTCATCAGATGATAATTGTCCAACCGTTCGTTCTTGCGAAACGAAACATTCTAAAACTTCGACTAATTCTTTAGAATGCATAGTTGGTAGTTTAGTGAACATCCAATTTTTTTGTTCCTCTGCATCTTCAAAAATTCTAGCAAAAACCTCCAACTCTTTTTTGGTAATTCTAATGCGTCTATGAGGATGACCTCTGGTATTCCACTTATCATTTTCATCTTTTATGCCAGGAATGATGCTACTCTCAGCCGGCTCATAACATTCTTTAATTGTAGACACAGCATAAAGATTTCCTATAGTATCAAATGAAATTTTGCCGATAGAACCATAGATGTTTAAACTGAAATGAGTACTATGATGAATTTCAGCAAAGAGTTTTAATTCATTTGTAAACTGAAAATGATATTTTAATCGAGGAAATATTTCTTTACGCAAATCACATCCGGAAGGATCATCGTAAACTCCATCAGGGTGAACAAAAGCACTTGTTCCCAATTTGTTTGTATACATCCATGCTTGCGGTAAAAAACATTTATACAGATTAACCGCTCCATGTAACATCGGATAATTCTGATTGGCCCCCAAATATGATTGTTGTCCTGTCAAACTTTCATATTCAGCAAAATAAATATTCCTCGTATGATTATTATTCAAAGCCTCAGTTCTTCTCTGAACGGTTTGAGTAGCAGTCAATTTTTTTACAGCAAGAAGAGGTTGTTGATCTGCTAACACGCTTTGCTCATTCCATGTTATTTTAATCCACGGTGGATTTCCGATTACAAGATCAAACCCACCACGTTCTGCAAACAAATCAGCAAACTCTAATTCCCAATGCACAAAATGGTTCTGTTCCGCAATATCATGTACTAAAGCTAGTCTTGGAAATAATATACAGAGTTCGTCAACATCCACAACATTCTGTCCAGGAAAGAGGTCTTTTATTTTACAGATTAGTTCATCCTGTTCTGTCGGGAACAGACTGAGCTGCTGGCCGAACTCTAGGATATTATTACCTTTGTTTGAGAATGTGCCTACAAGGATTAGATTTAAGTCATTAAGGAATTCACTGCGACTTGGCAGAAGGTCTGCTTTATTAATAGGCCAAAACCACAAAGCACACCAATAGTCCATAGCAAACTTCAATCTGGCATACGGACCAGCGTTCTTCATGTGTTCTGACTTATACAATTTAGAATAAATTTGGTCTTTCTGTCTGATAGTCGTGCGAGAATCAGTAATTGTGTCGTTGTATCCGTAAACTGAAAGTTGATCCCTGGTTTCTGTCTCCACTGTTTGACGCAGTTTTACTTGGTTATTCCATAGTTCATCGATCACCTCAGATAGTCCGCGAAGTGTTTCAAGCTCACTAAGGGAATATGGAGCTATGAACTTTTTGTTCCATTCAACCATTGCCTTAATGTTATCAGTGGCCAGCGACTTAATGACCTTATCGGAATAACTGCACATGCCTGGATCGCCCAACAGGAAATGATAGATTTGTGCATTTCCTTGACGCCTTTTACGTTCCGTTCCCAAAGGTACACGCTCTGGCGCATTTTCATACCAGCGCATTCCCTTTGATGTAGATGTAAGAGCTGCCTCTTGGTAACACTGCCGGCGTGCACCGATCAAAGAGTTGCCGTTTATAAGCTGTGTGCCAAACCATGGTACGAAGCCTCCCTCATATATAGTGTTAAGCCACAGAGAAACTTCTGCTAATTCGACTGCTACAGGATTCAAATCAATACCATAAACGTTACGGTCAGCGATATACATCTTAACCTTTTGCAGCTCCTGCAGACGTTTTTCTGCCGGAATCATCTCACCAAGCTCTTTCTGCTTTTTATCTAGGTATGCTTCAGCAATTTGATTAATTCCTTCATTTAAGAACGCTGCTGAACCCATGGCCGGTTCACATATAGTCAAATGAAGGATCTCATCAGCAGTTTTGCCTTTCAATAGTTCCTTCAGTGCATATTTCACTAGACATTTCGTCAGTACTTCTGGAGTGTAGTAAGAAGCAGATTTCTCTCTTTCTCGCCCGGCGAGACGATAAATGAAAGTTCCTTTTTCATATTTTCGGAGATGGCCTTTTTTATACTTTCCATTTGGATCGTCCTTCTCATAGCGTGCACGTTCATCTTCCGTATACTGATCTAGCTCTTCCTCGGAGACAAAGTATCCAACATCCAACTCATTAAAACTGTCACCGGCACGCTTTACCTCAAACAGGGTTTGCTCCGCAATGAATCCTCTGTAAGAAAGCAGTGCTTCATAAACGGAGCCCATTTGGTTGATACCGAGGTTGGCATAAGAAATACGTCCTCGGCGGTCGTTCTTCTTGCCAGATTCTCGTGTTAAACTCATGAGATCAATAATGCGAAGCATCACACTGTTGCGCAATTTTGCCGCCGTTATCATCTTTGTATATTCAGGGTCAAAGATATGTGCCTTCAATGGGGCGATTACGAACATGTCGTGGAGACTTTTTTCCTCAGAGTATTTCAGAATTTCTTTTTCTGTTGCCGGATAGCCGTTGTAAATAAGGTCATAAAGTTTAGATAGAGTTTCATGCAGATAGTAACCGCTACCAACCTCTGCAACATCATCACGAATATCATTCGCAATGTCGCGGAGGCTCTCCAGCGAATACCCCGTCAAATATGATTGTGATTTTATTGGTGCATAACCCAATTCAGGGCGAGCTTCAATAAACAGCACAAAAAGCATACGGTACATATACCGCAAACACTCAAGAGTCAGTTGTCCTGCATCCACAGGCTCGGTATTCAAATCCCGTCCTTGACGCGTAGCCATGTCATAAAGAACCTCATTTCCAAGAAGTTCTATGCATTCACGCAAAGCGTATTTCAAATCCTGCGATACCCCAGCGGCATGCTTCTGAGAATTTGCATCTAGTTCGTCCAGTAGTGCTGTTCCTTCTTCTGGACACAGACTGTTCCTGTGTAGAAGTACGGCCATCGCTTGTAATGTGGATTCCTCATGGCGACTGAATATATCTTCCAGTTCAAATTGCAGATAACGCTTTTCATTCCACTTATTTCGATCAATCAGTGCAATCTGGTTCATTCCAATAAGAACGATAAAACGTGGAGGATCTGCCTGTCCGAAGAGTATTTTAGTAATAAGGTCCTCATTAGGGATATCTGTCAAGTTTTCTTTTGATACAGAGCTTAGACCGTCTTCAGCGATTCCCTGTACGGAGAAGCAGTACTTGTCCAAAATAGCAGCTTCCTTATCTTCAGAAGTTGCCAGCAGAACCCACAGTGCAGGAGCACCGTTTATTTTTTTTAGTTCTAAATACACAGGAACTTTAATGCTATCATCAATATCGACAACCTCTGGTTCTGGTTCCGGATATCCAAGGGCAGACAGATAAATGTCTGCAAGAGTACGAATATTTACCAAAGTCTGAGTGTCAAATTTTGAACGAAGGAATCTATCATGGATAGGATAGTACTGCCTTGCTGCATCTCGGAGCAGTGCCCACGGTGTTCGTACATTCTCATTATCCTTCGCTTCAGCCCGCCATTTTGAAATGGTATCGGAGGCATTCTCCTCAAAGATGGACGATAAATAATGGTTAGTATAATATTCGTTCTGGTTTGTAATACCTGTTAAATCCATGCTCATTTCGATACCCCCTTCAGAACTGTCACGATCCGTATGTATGGATTATTCTGAATGCTTAGAGTGTCCGTTACCCAGTTTGTGAATTTATCGAACAGTTCATCGACCATTCGTTCCTGTTCGCTCTTTTTCCTTTCGCTATCAAAAAGAGAGAGCTGGTAGCTCTTATGCTTTTCTTCTAATGATGCAAGTTTGTCCAATTCCTCATCCAGCAATGGATTTATTCGATCAGAATACTGTTCAAAGAACATCTGCATGTGTTCCTGGGCATGGCTCACTACATCTGGCAAAAGGCTGGCTGCTTCACTTACATTCTCCTGCGTAAGTGCATTGCTATTCGGAATGTCTACGTTACGCAGACTTGCACGTTTGAGAACCTCGTTCATGGAAATAAATTCTTTGAATTTTCCATTTTCATAAAACAGTCCAAACCACTCATCAACGAGCGGGGTAGACCTTTTATTCGGAATACTGCCGGTGACAATAAAGATCGTTTCTGATGGCATCAAAACGTCCATCAACCCAACAATCGGCGCTTCACCTCTACCATAGAGCAGGCCACACTTGTCATTTACCCAGGTGAAAAGAGGATGTAATCTCCAAAGATACTGTACCTGTGGCCATGCTGTTTCTGCCATGTTGTTCTGCATGCATCGCATCATCTCGGACATACAAAACGCTTTATCGTCAGAAAGTCGTATATAATCTCCCTGTGGCATAGCTTCTTCAGGAAGAAGTGCTGTCAGACGTTTTTTCATGTCTGGTGTAACCATAATTTCTAGACCTGATACAGCCTGCAAACGTTCAACAGGATGGCTTTCTGAACGATTTAGAAATGCAAAAGCCTGGTTCAAATAATCAATATCCGAAAAAATTGTTTCATCAGATCTTACTAACACAGGAGCTTTATCTTCTTCAGAAGCGGCCATAAGGGCCTCAAAAGGATCAAATTCTTCCTCGCCGCTATTGAGGAGGTCTTCAAAAGCTGAGACATTAGCACCTCCTTCAATGATATCGGAAACAACGAGTTCTTCATCTTCAACAGAGAACTTACCAAGCAGAAGAGCAGGGTCTCCAATATTCTTTAAAGCTTGTTCCTCTTTCGTAATAAGAATCTCAATTATGCGCATATCACCTTTAATGCGAGGATTGGCACTTTCAATAAGCATGTAGCGAATGTCAGGACGCTGTTTCTGACCATAGCGGTCTATACGACCATTACGCTGCTGGAAAACCATGAGCGACCACGGAATATCAAAATGAATAAGTCTGTGGCTCAGATAATGCAGATTCAGACCTTCTGATGCCACATCTGAAGCAACAAGCACGCGAATTGATGAATCATCGCGTCCAAAATTTTCAACGATTGTCTGTTGCTCGACCTCACTCATTTCTCCGCATAATTCCTGAATAGCTCCTTTTTTCAGCTTTAGGTCTTTTTGAAGTTGTTCAGCAAGATACTTCATTGTTTCAATGCGTTCAGTGAAGATAACAACACGGTCATCAGTCCGGGCAGTCCACCCATATTCCTTACTGCGAAGAAGTGATAAAAGTTTCTGATACCTAGAGAAATCAGCCGGTCCGATTTTGATCAATGCATTGCGGAGCGTCTCTAGGGTTTCTATGTCCTGAATTTCATCTTCTGGGTATTTCTTTTTCAGCTTATTCAGTCTTGTATCGATGCTCTTGATGCAAGCTGCAGGACTTGAAAAAAGTGACTTTTCCAAACTTGTTTTAAACAGTTGCCCCTGAGACTTCGTCTTGTTCAGGTCCATTTGCAAACTCATCCCAGCAAAAAAATTGTAGGCGTACTCTTCAGTTGCAGACGCCTTGCACCGCTCAAGCTCAATTCTACGCTCAAGAAATGAACCGCTAATTTGGTCCTTTACGTCCTTCTTAAAACGACGAACGCACAATCCTTTGATATCTTCTTTTGTGTAATCATCAGGATTGGCTATGGCGGTTGGATCAAGCATATTCATAAGAGAGGCAAAACTTTTAGCACGACCATCATGAGGAGTTGCTGATAACATGATCATTGTATCTGAACGATCTGCTAGCAGTTTGGCTAACCTTGCGCGTTGTGCTTGACGGTCACCACGTTCGGCAACATTTTGTGCCTCATCAATTACGATAATATCCCAGTATGCATTCTCCAGATGGGTACGGTACTCCACGTCTCTCTTCAATGTATCAATAGATACTATGGTCTTGTCATAATAGAAGAAAGGATTATAGTTGGACGGAAGCTTTGTACGGATATTTTGTATCTTTTTGGAATCCAAGCGCACAAGAGGAATAGTGAAGCGATTCCACATTTCCTTTTGGAACTGTGTCATCATACTCTTAATCGTAACAACGAGGATTCTTTTTCCCTTGCCTCGAGCAATAAGTTCACTCATAAGAATGCCTGCCTCAAGGGTCTTACCAAGACCTACAGTATCGGCAATTAAGATACGTTGACGAGGTCTGCGGAGAGAAATCTGCGCAGGTTCAAGCTGATAAGGCATCAGATCCATTGCTGCTTTATCCCCGATATGCAAGTCTGTGTCAGTCGGGATCTGCTGTCGCCATTGGCTTTCAAGGTACAGTTGCGTTCTTCTAAAATAAGAGGAGGTATCAGGAACTAACTGAACTTCAGCGGGATTTACAATTTTAATATCTTCAAGGTCAGTTAAGAAAATGACATCCCTATCCTTGACCAAAGGGGAAATACCAATACAGTGCAGAGCTAGATTGCCCAAATTATTCTTTTCAATTTTTTTAACCATCCATTCCTCGTCTCGAATGATGGTTCTCATACCGGGTGCATAATCGAACATTGTTTTACCCTTAATTATCGCGGAAGAGAGATTACTGCTTTGAACTCTCCTCATATATTGGCCATGTATTTTCTTGATTTGTCGTTTCTTTAGAAACAGACTCAATAATGGCGGTAGCAATACATTATTTAGTCGTCTAAAGACAAAATTCAGATTTTAAGGATATTATCATAACAAGCGGGCATAAATCCGAGCCGATCCACACAAATCCAACATCAAGCAGACCTTTAGAATATTTTTTAACTCAACTTTCCCACATGATTTTGAGTGGAAAAACATAGCGCAACCTTAATCCATGCGGTTTAGGTGTTTTTTAAAAACATGTATTGATTTT